CGAAGAAGGACAGGTTCGTGTTGACGTCTCACGACGTCAGGGAATTATTGTCACACTTCCAGCTAGGCCCGATTAATCTCGGTTTTGAAGGTTATAAAGCTAGGGTATCAAATAAGAACTTGACATTGCGTAGCTTCTTTATACCTATGAGACCATCCCATTGGGAGGTCACATTGTTTTTTAGAGTAGCACGGGTTCTACCCCGCAATACAACTTTACCTTCCTGCTGACCCTTAAGGAATGTCATGTATCTAATATTTCTTACGAAATGACATGGCATATCTTGTAGGGGAGCAGTTACCGACACACGAACCCATCGTTTGTAAACCCAAGCTTGGAAGTTAGGATCAAACCTAACACCTCCATTTGCCTGTGCGTACTCTAGAGGGACTCGTAAAACAGCTTCTAGATCATCTGTACTTAAACGGCCATATTTGGTCGTGACAAAGTGCAGTGGTCCGTAACAAACCTTGAAATTCTGTTTCAGCTTGCCAGTTACGGCGCGCTGTTGCAGCAAGATTTGCGACTGTTTGTGAAGGTAATTGAACAGGTATCTGTAAAGCCCAAACAAGTTCGAAAATTCTTTTTCAACAACCTTAAAAAGGAGGCTATTTAGGAGAAAATATAGATCCCGTATGGACAAGATATCCCGTTTCAAGAAGAACGGTCGTACATCGATGCCATCATAGTAGTCAGCGCCGCAGCTTTCAAAAAAGAATCCTTGAAGAAAGGATTTCTCTTCGTTAGCTGTGAACCCAAAAAGGGTTAGGTTCTTGTAGAGTTGCTCAGCTACGCGGGCTGGTACGATTAAATCGTCGCCATATACCGCTACACTGCGCTTAATCTCCAAGGGGCCTACACCTGATTCTTCGCATGTCGCTTTAGTAAGCGCGTAGAAGATCAGTGACTCGAGTTCAAAAGTGAACCCGTTACCCATGCTGCTGATCATCTCATATGTTACTTTAGTTCCAGATTTTGGTTCAAGACCAACTTCAGATCTAAAGTCATCGATAAGACACCACCAGTCATAAGGTAATAACGCCCTAACGAGGTCCTTCGAAATAGAAGAACTCGCGTTAGCCAAGTCTACGGTTGCTAGCTCAAAAGTTTTAGCTAGCTTTGCCATATGCTTGTTGCGTTCCTGTGAATCGAGATTGATGCCGGTCCGCTTAAAGAGTCTGTGGCGAATCAAATCGCCTACGACCTTCTGTAGCGGCACGAGGCCATTCATCTCAATACCGATAGCACGATGCTCATCACTATTCTTAGGTACAAACCCGATTCGACTAGGGTGATCATTAGGCACAATGACAAAGTGCTTTCTGAAAACTCGTCGTTCAAAGTTTAACCTAGACTCACCAGGATTCTGCTGAGTACGATAGTGAACTGCTAGCGCATCAACCCAGTTGGGATGAGAACTAACAAGAGCTGCTAAGTAATACTTGGCTTTCTCTGGTACGATCAGCTTATCCGATAATTTGAAAAAATCCGCAGTTTCATTGAAACTGCGGTTATTATCGTTTACCGTCGATCCAGGGCCAAAGAATACTTCCGTGTTTTGCGAGGTTAAGAAATTGCTTGGTACTGATCCTAGTATGTCACCAATGATACGTTTAACACGATCAAAAAGTGCATAATTACACGTTATACGTGATTCTAGAGTCATATTTGTAACCAAACATTTCTCCTCCCCCTTCAGTAACTTCTGAAAACCAGCTTGACGACATAAATCGTCATCACCGGCAGTAGGAGCTTTACGAACAAACGAATAAAACTGATACAAGGCTCGAAAGTCTTGGACAGTTACGTTACCTTGGGCTCTTGCTTCATCTAATTTAGATGAAACCAATGGTCCGTGGGAAACGTCGAGGTCGCCTTTTTTAAGGGCACCGCGTATAAAACGTCGTTCGTGTTCACTGAAGCAATGCTCTGCACTTTTAAAAAGTTCGAGCAGCATTTTCGCACGTAATGGTTGTTGATCATTTGTGCTGAAAATGTTTGAGGAAACGGTTAGTTTCTTCCTTGACATATGATATTCCTTATAAGTAAGTGTCTAAGTGACACTTAAAGGCCTATATTATTAATGGCTGTGCTACTATCGTAAAGAATTCGATAGCTGCGAGCGCCACCAGTTGGATGACGTTCAGTACTTCTATTAAGGAGTCGAACATCTAACTTTCCTTCTTAATCAGGAAGGATACCGATGCGGAACAGGTCAGCAGTCTCGCGAGTACCATTGCCAAGGTTAATAACCTTGCGCAGTACTTCGACGGCCGCTTTCTGATCTGCAAGAGTAGTACCTACTGGAAACGAAGTTTCACACTTCGCCACAATAGGAACTAAACGTTCGGTAGGTAAGCCAACGTCAAGTTTAACGCCATAGTGAACATTCACAGCAGTCTTTAGAGTACCTGGGTTACCCTTACGAGGGACCGGAAGTGTACTCGTTACTGTAACATGTCGCGGAAGATCCGGAGCATGTTCAGCTAAGATGTACTGTGTTTTGCTACCGCCCAGCTCTCGGAATTTCTTCAAGAGCTGCCAGATGGTTTTCTTTGGTGCAGTTGTTTCTGTCATATTATTTTACTCTTAGCCATGAGCTAATTTTGGTTGAGTTTAAGATAAGTTGCGGTATCGAGCGAAGAATTGCATAGCCAGTGCAGCCAAATCGGCCCACTGCCCAATTGCAAGATCAACGTCAGCTGTGGAAGAATGTTTAAACTCTTCTCGCAGTATACGTTGTAACACGTCCAAATTGAACGTGTACTTCAAACGATTTTGTGCTTCTTCGTCTGTGAATTTGTATTTTGCGCGCGAGCCTGTAGCCACGATGTTGAGTTTGTATAAGTCATCGTTTATAGATGATTGTACAACATTAACAATAGCGTTAGCTTCAAACCAGCGACGAAACACATCATCAAGTAGATCGGAAACACCTACCGCATCTAAGGAAACTCCATTCACCGTGGCTATGATGCGGTTAGCATCGTAGCCCCAAGGAAGGGAGGGTACGAGCATCAAGTGTACATCACGTTGATCAAGGTCATTCAGAACATAACGACTATGAATTATTTTATTCAACATCGTTCTGTCCGTGATGCCCTTTTCCTTGAGAATATGGTAACCCTTACGATAGTAAGCAGCACCATTCAAGGCAATATTCGTTATCTCTGATTCGCACTGGCGATATTCAGAGGTCGAATACGGATCTTCGTTTAACACTGATGTAAAGAACCAAAGACTATTTGATTCTCTCGCGAAGTCGACAAACCGCTCTAAATAAGAATATAACTTACCAAATTCGGGGTAGAAGCCTAAGGCTACTATCTCGTCTCCAGTAAGCACATCTTTGAGAGTGGAGTATCGCTCGGTACCGACTTGTATTAATTTAGAACTAACCTCGAACTGTCCAGTGAAAGTTTGCCAACCATTAAAGGAATCTACTTGGTCGTGTACATCACGAGCCTGAAGCAGATTGCCTATGTTGAAAAACATATCAATGAAAACAGAAAAGGGTATGAGTTCCCAAACAGTTGAAGCTATTGATTGCCAATCAAGGCCCCATATAGCCGCAAAGTCCTTATTACGGGATTGCTGTTTGTTTACGTAATTAAAGCCGGATTTAACTGTCACAGGACCAACAGCCTTTACAGTGTGTTCAAAGTGGTACTCCTCATTGAGGTATTCCACATCACTGTAAAAGACTTGCTCACGGGTGTCAGGCTCTTGCTTGTCCACACCGTATGACGACAGTACGCCGCCGTTCTTGATCCGGTTCAGTTGTTCATAAACAGCCTTTGCCTCAAGGGCTAAAGGCCGCCACCCGTAACGGAATTCCAACCATAAGGCGGAAATTTCCTTAAGGGTACCGACTATATTCAGCGTGCGAATGTGCTTATAAAAAGCCATCGCAGCTTCGTAAAATCGGATGAACACCTTGCGTATCATCTTCACGGTATCCTTAGCTTCTGCTGCGGATACCATCATCAACAACTGGCCATATGCTTGAGCATTTTCAAGTGCTCCGTTAACAGCATATGCGTCGTTGATGATTTCTGTGAAGTAATTATCGGATACGCTTGGCCTGTCCTTCAACAGACTACATGCAACAGCATCGCTAGATGGCATAATAATGCCATAGCTGACTGCAGCTTGCGTGTCTGGTAAAGAAAGGACGCTGTAGGTACCAAATGAGTAAGGCTTAGCCTTCTTATAAGGTAACCGTAAAAGCGATCCAGAGTAGAGCTCATCTGTTCGATGAAGCCCCCACTCAACAGGACCGTTTGATTCACTGCGTATACCAGGATTTCCTGTATGTGTCGTTTTCAAATGACGCATCGGGCCTCCTTGGTTGCGTACAGTTGATCTAAGTGGAACTTTTCCTATAGACAACTATGCTATAGTAATCAGAATCACCGTTACATAAAGTAACGACTACAACGATTAGGCTGTAGCCGGCACAGTGTGCTGATCAGGTACTGGGGTAACCCAG